AATTATATGGTATAATTTTGGCGCCAACTACCTGTCAAAAAAGCAATCATTATGTATTTGCAAAAATTGACCTTATGGCAGCAAAATTGGGTGAAAATGGGTGTTTTTATGGTTTTTTGCTCTTATAGGGTCAATGTGTGAAAAAACAACAGAAAAAATATATTTGCAAAAATGCTTGACACGTGCCAAAATTATATGGTATAATTTTGGCGCCTATAACCCTACCAACAGTAGGGTTATTAAGTTATAAAAAAACCCGCTTGCGCGGGTTTTATTTTCTGGGCGATATTTTATAATAAAGCATTATTATCAAAAATATCATATTTACAAAATAGTTTGCTAATAAGGGAATATCCATTTTAGGCAAAACGTAAATAATAGTTAATATTTCACCGCCACCCCATGCTAAAAGAAAAAACCAATTTAATCCCCGAGAATGTCCGTCTTTTATGCTTTGCCATGCTTGGGGCAAACCACAAATTGAAAACAATATTGAACCCAGCCAGCCGATATATTCCATTTTATTTTTCCTTAAAAATCCTATAATATGGGCGAACCCATATTATAGGGCTTTCGCCCTATTGTTTAAATATCAAATACCATATTATCAATCATATTATCAAAATCAGCAAAACGCATTTTAGCAGTTTGCCCATTTTCATATCGGGTCATTGCCCAGTATTTGCCGACTTTTGGCCGATTTTTCTTTTCATTATCGGCACAAATTGCAGTGGCAAATTCTACCAATTCGCCCACATGAGCAAATGCAAATGTGGTTTTTCCAGCATGGGCAAAACGCACATGGGGATTAAATTTTGTAAAATCTTTTAGCAGAGATTTTTCGAATTTGCCGAGTTTTGTATTTGATTGCATTTTAGTTTCCTTGAAAAATTAAATTATACCATATAATCGGGGCTTTCGCCCCGATTAGTTTAAACTGGCTTAGAATTTGCCAATGCAGAGAAAATTTTAGCCAATGCAGTTTTATTTGCTTTGGTCAAAGATTCAATTTCCGATTCTGTCATATTCAGAACCGCACCGATAGCATCAGCCACGGCATCTTTTTTCACGACTGGCTCGCCAGTTTTGGAAACATAAGTTTTAGCCTGATAGACTTTTTCGCGTGACAATTTAGCCACAACAGAGCGAACAGATTTGCCCAAATTTTGGGCAATAGTTTCCACGGATACACCTGCCTGATAATCGGCAACAATTGCGAGAGTTTGCTCTGCGGTATAGTTTACAGTTTTGGTAGCCATTTTAAAACCCTTTCAAGGTAGTGCGTTTTAGAAGATTCTATTATAGCAGAGTTTTGGGATTTGTCAATAACCTATTTTTTGTGGGGTTATTGCAAGTTTTCCGTTTTCCCTGCCATGCCTGAATTATAGCCCACAATTGCCCCAAAATAATAACCCTACAAAAAATAAGTTATAAAAAAATGCTTGACACGCCCCAAAATTGTATGGTACAATTTTGGCGCCTAGTGTTGCCAAAAAACAACAAATTTTTGGCGCCCCACCTATTGTACCACAAAAACCCGCAAAAATAATAACCCCACAAAAAATAAGTTATAAAAAAATGCTTGACACGTTGCAATTTTATGTGATAAAATTGGCGCCCGATTGTGACAGTTTTGTGACAATCGGGGAAACTGTATAAACAGTTTATACAGTTTCACTGTTTCACGTGAAACAAAAAATAATAACCCCGAAGGGTTATTATTTTATTTTGCCTGAAAATTATCTCGCACCTGAAAATCTTTCCAATTATAAGATTTAATATTATCACGCCATTTGCGTTTTTTAATAATTGCTTTTAATATTGGCAATTCAAAATCTCGGGCATCTTCTAGGGCAGTATGTGGTTCTTTTATAAATTCGCCTTGAATATAGGCACAAACAATTTCCGCATTAGTTTGAAATGTCATATTGCCAAATTGCGTAGGTTTATTAAATGCGTGATTTTGCAGGGCAAAATTGCGAAAATCTTTTTTATTGCAAATATTACCAACCGATGCAGACCAAAGGCAAAATGAATCAGTAAAACCCGATAAATCAATTTCAGTATTCAAACATTTTGATTTATCAAAAGCCAAATTATATGCAGTTAAAATTGGGTTATATTTGCCGATTGCCTGATTAATCCATTTATTAATTGCGTTAACCGATGCAACCATGCGTGAACCATTATCAAGCATTTGATTATAATTTGCTTTGCGTTTTTCCAAACCAGCATAACCCCAAATATCATTTGCATTTTTATCATGGAATAATTCAAAATTGCCATAATGACCATTTACCAAAACAGCGCATTGATTGTGAATTTTGCCCTCACGATCAACGATAATGATTGCAAAATCAGCAACAGTATCTGAAATTGTGGTTTCAGTATCGAGAATTGCAAAGAATTGTTTTTTAGCCATTTTGAGAATTTCCTAGTTTAGAAGCCTTGATTGTATCACACAATAATAACCCTTGCAAGTGTAGGGTTATTATTTATTTTTTAGTGTCCTTGCACCGAAGGGATATAAACACCCCGAATATTAAAGCGATCACAAACCGCTTTTAAATATTCGATATTATCCTCATAAAAAACAAATTCAGCATCTTTGAATGTTACCAAATTAAAGAATTTTGCCAAACCATTTATTTTAAGGGTTTTACCTGATTGTGAATCACCATCTTTGCGTGAGATAAAATAATCGGGTTTGCCTAAAATTTCATCAACAAATTTCCAGTCGGGTTCATTCATTACCCGCGCAGTGGCAATAATAACATAACAATTATCATCTTGCAAATCTTTGCAATATTGCTCATATAATGGAAGCAAACCATCAAGCATTGCCAAACCCTGATTTTCACGCCAAAAATCAAGGTCGATTCGCTCGCCTGATTCTGTTACAATTGTGCGGTATCTGTGCGAAGAATCCACAATTGTGCCGTCCATATCATAGATTGCAACCCGATTGATTTTAGCCATTTTGAATTTCCTTGTTTGTTGGTATGGATAGATTATAACCGATTTTTTGCCATTGTGCGGGTTTTTTGAAAAAATCTTGATTGTTTTTTTCTATCGGCCCAATAGAAAAAATCAATCGAAAAAAGCTTGACACGGCCCAAAATTATATGCTATAATTTTGGCGCGCCCAAATGAAAATGATTCTCATTTGGGAAATTGTATAAACAGTTTATACAGTTTCACGTTTCACGTGAAACAAAAGTATTCATTAAACGTAGTTTACCAAACCCAAAATATTAGCCAAAAGAAAAACGCCTTGCAGTGCAATGTAATTCTTTTGTTTTAAACGTATTGCCGAAATCAGCAAACAAAAAGATGACAAAAAGAAAAACGGGTAGCCATATTGACCGAATTTTAAGGCAACCAAAAAAGCCCCAATAATTCCGGCAATGGTTCCAAGGGTTTCAAGAATTTTTGTCATTTTTTTAAATTTCCAATGAATGATATTTGTCAGCGGGTAAACCCAATTCTAGCATAATTTCAGCCCATTTTTTGCCGTGACCACAATTTTTTTCTGATAGTCCGAAAAGATTAAAATCGGCTTGATGTGCTATTTCATGAGGCAAAATCACACGCAACATTTCCGAATGATTGCGAACAAAAAATTTGTTTGCAATATGGATTCGATTTTCTTCCTGATAGCATTTGCCAGCAGTGCGGGTTAACCGATTGCAAAGCACAATTTTAGGCGGGTCGAATCGTACCAATTTTGAATACGATTCAGCAAGTGCCGACCATACCGCATCGGTGGTTTTTTCAACAGTGTATTGTAGCGTTTTCATAGGTTAAATTATACACGAAAAAACAGACCAAAACAATAACCCTACAAAAAATATGTTATAAAAAAACCTTGACACGTCCCAAAATTATATGCTATAATTTTGGCGCCCACAAATGAGAATCATTCTCATTTGTGAAACAGTGTAAACAGTTTATACCGATTCCCAACCCTGTGGAATATCAGAACCCCAACCCTCAGCAATTTTTTGCTCAGGTGTCATTGCGTCAATATATCGGCAAAGGCTATCATATTGCCTTTGCAAAAATTCTCGGGAATCCCATTCCTGCTGTGTGAAGTGTCGGGGACGCATCCCGTGAACATCTTTGTAAAAATCCCAAATGGTCGATTGCATTTGTTCAATGGTAGTGAATTCGTTAAAAAACATTATTCGTCATCCTCAGAAAAGAATTGTTCCAATGCGCCGTAGTATTCGGCCATGTTGTTGAATTGCAGGCCGTGACGATCACAGAAGCGATGGAAACGGGAAATTTGTTCGGGAGTGTATTGTGTTTTCATGTAGTCTATTATAGCCGAATTTTTGGTGGTGTCAACAATTATTTTATAACATATTTTTTGTAGGGTATTAGAAAAAGCTTGACACGTTGCAATTTTATGTGATAAAATTGGCGCCTCCAAATGAGAATGATTCTCATTTGGAAAGCGAAAACGATATAAACAATTTATATCGTTTCCCTATCATCAAGCCTTTTCAGCCTTGATGAAGTCAGCGATTGCCTTAAGTGCAACCTTGTTCGCTTTGGTAAGCGATTCGGTATCGGCTTCGGTCAAACCCAAAGCCTCACCGATGTAATCGGCAACAGTATCCTTTTTGACAACAGCCTCACCAGTCTTGCTAGTGTAGGTCTTGGCAACGTATACCTTTTCGCGCGACAGTTTCGCAACAATCGAACGAACAGATTTGCCAAGCTCAGAAGCGATTGCTTCAACAGTGATACCGGCTTGATAGTCAGCAACCATTTTCAGGGTTTGCTCGGGAGTGTAGTTAACGGCTTTTGCAGTCATGGTCTTTCCTTTCAGTTAAAAACGTAGTATAGCACAATCAGGGCAACAATGCAAGCTTTAATTGCAAACATTGTGAAATAAAATTTTGCGTCAGTCATCAGGGTTTCATTTGATAAAAGTATAACACAAAGGGCAGGGCAATGCAAGCGGCAAATGCAAGGGCATCAAAAAATTCTCGTTTAGTCATGGTATCCTTTCGTTGGTATGTGATTAGTATATCACAATTTTTCGGCTACGCAATAGTTTTCGTGATTGTATTTAACTATCAGACCGGGGGGGTTAATAGACTCACGCTATCGCCCACGCCGTACGGCCCACCCACACGTAAATCACAACAATATTCTCGAAACCTCTTAGGTGCCATTCCTACCCATAACCACCCCCGTCTACCACCACACCCAAATTTTTGTTGGACACCAAGGTGCCCACAATGTTATACTTTCACAAAGGATACCACTATGACCCAAAATTTACCCGCCGAAACAGTCCGTGTGGCACCGGAATTTTTGGAAGTTGCCAACTGCTACTTACAATTAAACGACCCCAAAAAAGTAGCTGACGAGCTTGACCTACCAGTTGACACGGTCACCGAAATCTTAAAGCGCCGTGAGGTCAAAACCTACATAGACGCAGTATTTTTTGACTCAGGCTACAACAACCGATTTTTAATGCGCCGTGCTATGGATGCACTAATCAAGCAAAAGTTTCAGGAATTGGAAGAAGCACAGGCCGGAAGCTCAAAAGATATATCGGACTTATTAATGATGTCACACAAAATGGCCATGGACTTGCTGGACCGAGAAATTCAACTGGAAAAGATTAAATTGGGAACTGGCCCACAAAAACAAGTAAATGTGCAAATCAACGAGGGGCTTGATGGATCAAAGTATTCGCAACTGGTACATAAATTAATTTCGGGAGAAGGTGTATGACGCTTTTAGTCTCACGCCCCGACGTTAATCGTGAAGTAATTGTGGACTTTGATGCCAGCAAGCGTTTTATTAAACTGCCGATTGTCAACTATCTTAAATTGTTAGACATATACGACACCATCAACCGACCCCAAATCGCACTAATCAACGCTGTTAACGACCCCAAGTACAGGTTCGTGTGTGCTGCCTTAGCAAGGCGTTTGGGCAAAACCTACATAGCCAATGTAATTGGTCAACTGGTAACACTTGTACCTGGCTCGAACGTCTTGATCATTTCGCCCAACTATAATCTCTCATCAATCTCGTTTGAACTACAACGCAAACTAATCAAACACTTTGACCTGGAAGTAGCACGTGACAACCTAAAGGATAAAATTATTGAGCTATCAAATGGCTCGACTATCCGCATGGGTTCGTTATCAACAGTTGACTCAACTGTGGGTAGATCGTATGACTTGATTATTTTTGACGAAGCCGCACTTGGCGAAGGTGGTGAAGCTGCATTTAATGTTGCGTTACGCCCTACCCTAGACAAGCCAAATTCAAAAGCAATCTTTATTTCAACGCCACGAGGCCGCAACAACTGGTTTTCGCATTTTTGGCAACGTGGGTTTGACGATAACTTTCCTGAGTGGGTGTCGCTACAAGCTGACTATTCCGAGAATCTACGTATGTCTGAATCGGATGTTGCAGAAG